CCGGAGCCGCTCGTGGCCGCTGTGATTCTACCTTGAGCATCGACGGTGATGTCTGCGTTGGTATAGCTGCCCGGAGTCACGGTGGTGTCATCGAGGTTGACAATGACGTCACCAGTGGTGGGGTTGGCTGTGAGGCCCGTGCCGCCGCTTACACTGTCGACAGCATCGTCTCCAAAGGTGAGCGTGATCTCTCCGTCCCCGTCGTCTACAAGGGAGCCGTTGGGCACGTTAATGGTGGCCACGCTGAGGACGTCGGGCGAGCCGTCAAGCTCTTTGACACGCAGCAGGCCGCGAGCCTTGTAGGAAGGGATGCCGCTCCCGTCAGGCTCTACCCCTGTGATCGGGGCGTTGCATGAGTCGTAGGTATAGGGAACGGAGATGGCGATGTCAAGCAAGCACCCGGCGAGGGCGTTGCTGCGCTCCTCCTCCAATGGCGTCACGCTCGCATTGACGAGGTCGTAGTGGAATCCAAACTGGAAGATGTTGCCACCGTTCTGAATGTCTGCGAGGATGTCCTCCGCCACCTGCTCCGCGTCGCTGATGCTCTCCTTTTGGTAGTCTACCTTGTCCGCCTTGCTTGGGGGCAGAGATAGAATGTAGCATTCGAGGTTGTACGTCTTGGCCTTGGGGCTGTTGTAGTCGCCGCCGGTGTACACCAAGTGCAGGAGGGGGTACTGCTCGAACTTCTCAAGGTCCACATCAGACGGAGAGCCGTAGCTGAACGTCTGGATGAAGTGGTGGTTGTCGCAGAACTCCTGAAACTTGGAGACGATGTTATTGAATGTAATCATGCGATGCGGTTGTTCATCTGTTGCTCACGCTTGTAGTTGAGGTCTTTGAGGTAGGCCAGATGCGTGAAAGCGTGCCCCACAGGGAGCTTCGTAACTGCGTCCATCTTGAGGACATCCTCACCAGCCAATGCGTGGAGTACTGGATACCATCCCCACTTGACAGCGAACTCATCGCCTCCTTCGTCGCCTTGAGCAAAGAGGACTGCAAATTGCTCAACAATGCGCGTTCGGTAGTCCAAAAAAAAAGCAGGGCACCAGCCACCAAAGGGGCGGGCATATCCTTGAAAGCCTCGGCATCCTCCTTGGCCGTGTACTCCTCGATGGTGTACGTGTCTTTCCACTTGCGATCAAGGGGGCGATAGAGGATGCTCATGGCCTTGTGTGCCGTCTTCCAGAAGTCAGCCGTGTAGGTCTCCATGTCAATCCACTCACCTGCGCTGAAGTTCTCCCAGTCGGGAATGAAGCCGTAGGTGGTGCCGTTAAGCTCGAAGGTGGTGAGGTGCTTGGCTACCTCCTGCTTCTGCAATGTGTCGAGGTGTGCGTTGGCCTCCATGATGAGGGCCTGCGGCATACGGCGCAGTTCAGCAAACGACAGACCCGTCACAGCCTGGACCCTCTTTACGGGGTCTTCTGTCGTCTCAAGCACCATGAGGTGACCGAGGGTGAGGTCTTCATAAGAGGCCGGGAGATGCAGCTTCATATTCTTACAAGTTTAAAAGGGGTGATTCCTCAGGTTATCCGAGGGCGTATTGTCCGAAGTTGGGGTTGGTCTGGTTCCACGTCACGGCGTAGCGGGAGGCGTCCACGAAGTGGTTGAAGGCATCGACGGGCTCGTTGAGTTGTCGCCCGTTCTTGTCCTCCTTGTACTTGTAGTTGCGTAGCTCCTTGATGCCGTTGACGCTGCGCTCTGTGATGAGAAGAGGACGAGATCGGAGGAAGTCGATACCTGACCGCACCGAGTCCCTACCCTTGCGGGCGGGGTGTATGTTGATGCCGTGGCCGTGTATCTCGTCAATTGATTTTGGCTCGGCTGAGTCTGCCACCACCATAGTCTTTCCTATGTCGGCGTCTTTGAGCGTCTGAGAGATAGCCGCATTGGTTAGACCTGTGGCATAGCAAACTTCGTCAAGGCAGAAGCCGTGGCCGTCTGTGTAGACCTTGACAATCGCGGTGGGGTCGTTGGTATATCCGAAGTCAAGGCCGAGGCTCATGAGCTTCCACCCATCCGGCACCTGCGGTACCTGCTTCCAATGTGTGAGGATGGTGGCACGGCTTACCCCACGCTCCCCCAAGCCGTAGACGCGCCAGTAGTCGGGGTCTGCGTCTTTGAGTCTCTCAATCTCTGCCACCGTTGCCTCGGGCAGGAAGGGGTTGTCCTTGTATGTTGTTTGAAAGAAGGCGTGATCGTCACGCGTGAGCACGTGGTCGTATATCCAGTGAAACTCGTCGGACGGGTTGAAGTCGATGATGGCCCTGCCTGTTGTGCGGAGCATGAGCTGCCGCCAATCTTCGAGGGTGAGCTCGTTGGCCTCGTTCACAAATAGCATGTCTCTCTTGCGTCCCCTGACCTTCTGCGGCTGGTCCACAGAGATAAACTCGACCATGTTTCCAAAGAGGATGTACGTGGCCTCGCTCTTATTGTGGAACTCTACGTTGTAGATGTCTTCCCTTTCGAGTATCTCGAAGAAGTCACGCATGACCGAGGCGCGTATGGCGGGGAAGGTCTTCCGGGCGATGGTTATGACGGCTCCGCTGTTCTCGTTGCGGTGGCACAGCTCAATGAGAGCCGTGATGATAGAGTACGTCTTGCCCGATCGCGTGCCTCCTTGGTGTACCTGAATCTTGGCAGGCGAGTTCTTGACGTGGTAGTATGTGGCGGGTTGCCTCAACTCACGGTTGACTCGTCACCTGTAAACCACGAGAGCGGCTTCTTCTCGGCCACCTCAATCTCTTGACGCTCGACGTAGCCCCGCTTCTTGCCCTTGGTCTTCAACAGGAAGATAGTGGCCGCTGGGTTGCCCTGACTGATGAGCTTGTGCAGGTGGTGCTCTGCAAAGTCCAACACTACTTCAGGCAGGTTGTCACAGGCCGTCTTGTACGCGGCATCTTCTTTGAGCCAGTTGTAATGGGTCTGCCGTGAGATACCTACAGACTCACACGCCATCTTGACAACTCCAAGGGCCTTCGTTAGGGCCTCAATCATTGCCACCTTTTTTGGGTCTTTGATGTCCAACTCTGTCAAGGAATCATCTTCTCGCAGTGCTTGCATTGCTTGGGTTCTTGTGTTTGTTCTTCGGGCTCTGGTTTGTCCCAGTCGATGGGCACACCCCACTCTTGTAGTTGTTCAGGCTCGTGCGGTCCATTGGCTAAGATGTCCGTATCAAACTCTCCGTGGTGGCCATTGTCTTTGATCATGGCCCTCTCTTGTTCCTCTTCGGTCCAGTCGCAGACGATGCAAGGCACTGCCTCCCATCCAAGAGCAATGCAGGCACGGAGTCGTTGGTTTCCGGCAAACACCACCATACCAGGATTGACCAAGAGAGGCCGCACGGTCATCATCTTAGGGTCTTCTGCAATAGAGCGCATCAGGCGCTCCATGTTGTTCTCCCTGATATACCGAGGGTTATTCGGGTGAGTCTTGAGCTTGTTCGTCTCGATAAGTATCGGCGGCGTTAAGAACATTGCGGAGGGTTTCGCGGGTGTGGTAATCTGACACGGCGAGGTTCAGGAGTATCTCCCAGCTCTCTTGGTCTTTGTGGAATACGCCAAAGTTAGCCACGTCTTCCCCGGTGTCCTTTCGTGTGAAAACCAGAAAGTCGTCGCTCTCGTTGAGCATCCTCTTGACTTTTCGAAGGGTCATGCGTTAATAAATTTCTTGTAGTCGTCGCTGAACTTGCGGTCAATGCTTAGGAGTTCGTTTGCTCTCTTGACTGAATAACACGAGGTGGTGTGGTTGGTGCGAGCTAAAACGTGGGCGATTTCTTGGTAGCGAAATCCGTGATCGCGCAGGTACTTGCTTACGATGTGCCGAGTGTCTGCGATGTGTCCTCGTCGGTTGCGGCTCACAAGGTCGCCCCACTGTAGGCCCAAAGCCTTAACACCACGCCTTGCGCGTTGCAGGACCATGCTCTTGTCGTAGGAGTAGTCGTGAAGCATCCCCACGTTGAGGTATGGGTTGTCAGTCATAATTCAGGGTGCTCCATTGCTTCGCACACACGGCAATTCTTTGGTTTTCGTTGGGATAATCAACCTCCATGGTTGGGTCGGTCATACAGCGCCCGAGAAATTCGGACATTTTTTCTTGTTGTTCAGGCTTGGGAATCGGCATTGTTCAATAATGTTTTGAGTTGATCTAAAAGCTTGCGATTGCAGGAGGGGCAGCTACTGGCCTTCTGACCTTTGCCAAGGTGCTTGGTGGCGAGGGCTGTCAGCTCCTCCATCGTTCGCTTGCTGTTGTCTCGGTTGACAAATTCGCGTATGGTCTCGATGTCTTCGTCGGTTACTGTGGCCTCCCACTTACCCAGCGGGCATGAGGATACCTTCAGCTTAGTCTTGGCGGGCAGGTAGCAGCCGCAGAGAGGGGAGTCGGTGAATGCTTCCGTAACCAAGGGACCGCAGCTTTTAGTCTTGGCGACGTAGTGCTCACATTCCCGGCAGGTGTGGA